GGCGAACACCTGGGGCTGCTCGCTGAACTCTTCGAACTCCAGCGAGACCTCTTCGGCGGCAGTAAACAGGTTGTCCGAGTGGACTTTTCGGCTCGCGAGGGTTCCGTGCTGGGCGCTAAACGAGAGAGCCTCGGTGCCCAAGCTGGCCGGGGTGTCGGTAATGGCCAAGCCCACCAGATAGGCCTTGCCGGTGTCGGCGAACTTCGGCTGAACCTCGATCGAGGTGTAGACCTTTTGACCGGCCTTGTTCAGGGCCAACAGGGCATCGTTCGGCTGGAGCTGGCCGAACAGGGCCAGCTTCTTGACGCCTGCGATTTCGACTTCTTCAGCCTTCAGAGCCAGCACGTCGCCGTAGGCACCAAACTCACCACCCGGCCAGTAGCCCTTGATGTGTTCGCAGTTGATCCGGGCACCGTAGGTGTTAGTGCTGTACTGGGTGGCCATGTCTTCGATCCAGCTGCGCTCGATCTGACGGCCGTCGGTAGTCGCGCCTTCGACGGCGATGCGAGTCCACTTGGAGCGAAATTTCTTTTTCATGGGTTAGGCCTCAATGCGTTGGCTGCGGTGGCAGGTAGCGTTGAGGCCATGGTCGGCAGCGCGCACACGGCGAGCAATGATGCTGGCCTGTAGCCGGTAGTCTTACAGGTCGCGGAGTTAGGGGGTTCGCGCGCGTGACGGCAGCATCTGCGTCATGAATGAAGCCGCCCACCCACCGATGGACCCTCGCCGCCAGGCCAAGTTTTTGTACTGGACGGGTTGGCGCGTCACCGATATCGCCGACTTCCTGAGCGAGAAAGAGAAAACCATCCATTCCTGGAAGACCCGCGACGACTGGGATCGGGCAGACAACGTCGAACGCATTGGAGGAGCACTGGAAGCACGCTTGGTGCAATTGATCCTCAAGGAGGGCAAGTCCGGAGGCGACTTCAAGGAAATCGATCTGCTGCATCGGCAACTGGAGCGGCAGGCACGCATTCAGCGCTATCAGGGTGGCGGCACCGAAACCGACCTCAACCCGAAGTTGGCCGCGCGCAACGCTGAACCGAAGAAACAATCCAAGCGTAACGACTTCTCCGAGGACGACTTCGAGAAGTTGGAAGAAGCGTTTCGAGATGGCTGTTTCGAGTACCAGCTTGACTGGTACAGGTCGATGAACCAGCGCACCCGAATGCTGCTCAAGAGCCGGCAGATCGGAGCTACCTATTACTTCGCCCGCGAGGCACTGATTGATGCGCTGAAGACCGGGCGTAATCAGATTTTCCTGTCGGCCAGTAAGGCTCAGGCCCACCAATTCAAGAATTACATGCAGGCGTTCGTCAGCGATGTACTGGGCCGGCAGCTAACGGGTGACCCAATCGTGCTGGCCAACGGCGCCGAACTGCATTTTCTCGGTACCAACTACCGCACGGCGCAGGGGCGATCGGGCAACTTCTACTTTGACGAATTCTTCTGGACCCACAAATTCGAAGAACTCAACAAAGTCGCTTCGGGCATGGCGCTGCACAAGCACTGGCGCAAAACCTACTTTTCGACCCCGTCGAGCATGGCCCACGAAGCGTACAAGCTGTGGACCGGTGAGCGTTTCAACAAGGGCAAACCGACAGCCCAACACCTCAAACTGGATGTGAGCCATGACGCCCTGGGGCAGGGCCGGCTGTGCGAGGACCGTATCTGGCGCCAGATCGTGACGATCCTTGATGCCGAGCAACGCGGGTGCGATCTGTTCGACCTAGAGGAGTTGCGCTTCGAGTACAACCCCGAACAGTTCGCCAACTTGCTGATGTGCCAGTTTGTCGACGACGGCGCTTCGATCTTCCCGCTACAAATGCTCCAGCCATGCATGGTCGATAGCTGGGTGGAGTGGGGTGAGGATTACAAGCCGTTTGCGGCCCGTCCCTTTGGCGATCGGCAGGTCTGGGTAGGCTATGACCCGGCCGAAACCGGCGACAGCGCGGGATTGATTGTTGTGGCGCCGCCACTGGTACCGGGTGGCAAGTTCCGCGTGCTCGAGCGTCATCAGTTCCGGGGAATGGACTTCGCAGCGCAAGCCGAAGCCATCCGCCAGGTGACCAAGCGCTACTGGGTGACGTACATCGGCGTAGACGTCACCGGGCTGGGCAGCGGCGTGGCCCAGCTGGTGCGCCAGTTCTTCCCGGCAGTCACCACGTTCAGCTACTCGCCCGAAGTGAAAACTCGTCTGGTGCTCAAGGCATACGACGTGATCAAGAACGGACGCTTGGAATTCGATGCCGGCTGGACCGATATGGCCTCCAGCCTGATGGCCATCCGCAAGACCATCACCGCCTCAGGACGGCAGTTCACTTATACGGCCGGACGTAATGACGAAACCGGTCACGCCGACTTGGCGTGGGCATTGTTCCACGCCCTGCACAACGAGCCGCTGGAAGGGCAGACCGCTGCCAACACCGGCATCATGGAGATTTGTTGATGACTACTGATCTGGTTGAGGCGCTACCTGCGCAGAGTCAGGCCCATGCATTTACCTTCGGCGATCCGGTACCGGTGCTCGATGGCCGCGAGATCCTCGACTATCTGGAATGTTGGTCGAACGGGCGCTGGTACGAGCCGCCGCTGTCGCTGGATGGCTTGGCCAAGTCGACCCGGGCCAGTGTGTACCTGCAATCGGGTCTGAACTTCAAACGTAATGCGCTGGCCCGGACTTTCATTCCGCACAAATTGCTGAGCCGCCAGGCCTTCGAGCAGGTTGCCCTGGATTTCATATGGTGTGGCAACACCTATCTGGAGAAACGCGACAACATGCTGCGTCAGGCGCTTGGGCTGTTGCCGGCGATGGCTAAGTTTGTGCGTCGTGGCATCGAGGAGGGGAGTTACTTCCAGGTGCGAGGTTGGCGCGACGAGCACGAATTTCGCAAAGACAGCATCTGCCATCTGCGGGAGGCTGATATTAATCAGGAGATCTACGGATTACCTGAGTGGCTGTCTGCACTGCAGAGCGCGCTGTTGAACGAGGCGGCGACTTTGTTCCGGCGCAAGTATTACCAGAACGGCAGTCATGCCGGCTTCATTCTGTACATGACCGACGCGGCGCAGAACGAGGACTTTGTCACTGACCTGCGCAGCGCCATGAAAAGCAGCAAAGGCCCGGGCAATTTCCGCAACCTGTTCATGTATGCACCTGGTGGGAAGAAAGACGGCATCCAATTGATCCCGATCAGCGAGGTGGCGGCCAAGGATGACTTCGGCTCGATTAAAAACATCAGTCGCGACGATCTGCTCGCGGCCTTACGTATTTATCCCCAGCTGATGGGTATTGTGCCGCAGAACTCGGGGGGCTTTGGTTCGATGCGCGAAGCCGCCCAGGTCTGGGGGTTGAATGAGCTGGAGCCGCTGCAGGCGCGCTTGCTGCAAATCAACGAATGGCTGGGCGAGGAGGTTATTCGCTTTAAGCCTTTTGATCTTGGAGAGGGGAAGTAACCCCATGCAGTGAAATAAACGAGACGACGAGCTGGTGCGTCAACATCAGCCGGCGTCCCACTCGAGTATTCCCAGTAATACAACCCAAGGCCTCGCCCCACCCGAGCAGGGGGAGCGAAGCCTAATTGTTTCTAACATTAGACGGAGATTACGGCGGCGCGTTGTGAGTCTATCCCGCTTCAAATGTTTCGTCCCGGAACTACCCTGCCGAAAAGCTATTGAGTCTTTGGACTAATAGGCCAAGAAATCTGTTTCTATTTCTCATGTGTCTGCCCATCCTTTTGGCCTCGTCGTGGTCATCCAAATTGTTGAACTCAGTATCAGGCATCAAACAGATGTGTAACCACTTGATTACGTGCTCCATAACGTAGTTTTCGCTTTTAGGGTCCGGATAATATTTAAACGCCTCATGGATATCCTGTATGGGAATACTGCCCTCCGCCATTCGCGAAAATATTCCAGGGCGCATTACTTTTAATGTGCACACCGCAGCGACAAGTGCCTCATGTATCTCTGCACCCTGTCTTTCACTCATCAGCATGATTGCTAAATTTGAATGAATTCTCTCGAGCTCTCGCAAAGAACAATTTAGCTGGGTACCTAGTGCGGTGAAATACTCTGACCAGTCGCCGGTTTTCAAACCGTATTGATCTACTAAATATTTGCAATATTTTTCTATGTCGCCGTCCCGACCCTTCTTCTTCGGCAGCGTAGCTTCGATGGTAATAAATTTTTGTAAGTAGGTGTGAGCATTAATATTCACGCCGTATGTTGATTTTATTGACTCTTGTAACTGGGTTTTGTTGATTACTAGGAGAAAATTTACATTTGGAACTGAGAAGAGATGTTTTATTTTTTCCAGCATTTCAACCGCGAAGGAAGGGCGGCACCGATCTAACTCGTCGATAATAACGGTCAGAGGGCTTTCTGACGGTTCCTTCAAGCTGCTTGGTATAGTTGACAGAAAGGCTTTGAAATGATCTATAGATTGACGTTCCGTTTTATGGTTCGTCAGGCGGTCCTTGATATATTTTTCGGCGCTTGAACTTATGTCTTTAGAAATGTCCTCGCCTATTTTTCCTAGCTCATGTAAATCAGCTTCCTTAATGACTCCCGCAGATATCGCTCGAATTCCGATTTTTGCACTTAGGGACAAAACATGTGCGCCGACATTTTTGGCTTTGTCGATAAATTCTTTTGATTTCTTTTCGGGGGCGTTTGCTGAAACATAGTCAGTTATCGCACCTGCGACTACCATAAATGCGTCATCTACATAGTCTGAAGCGAAGGCGTCAATGTAAATGTTAGGAACTTTTTCTTTGTCTAGAATTTTTTGCCATGTTTTTACAAATGTTGACTTACCCTCACCCCAATTTCCATCAAGGCTGATAACTAGAGGATCTTTAGAGTTTTTTACGATATTCGCAAGGGCGATGCCGAAGCTTTTGCGACCGAACATATCTGTTCCGAAATCGTCTTCCGGGATCTGATGAGGCTTTAAAACTATTTTCATGCTTATATCCTTATTGCATCGTTTGAAGACCCTCCGAGACTGATTAGAAGGGCAATTGGCCAAGCTTCGCACAGTCTAGGGGGCAGTAGGTGTCCTGGGGCAATTTAGCCTGACCCGGCATTTTAGCTTGAGTGTGGAGCCGATTTGATAGAAGCGCGGGTCATGCCTTATAACTTTAGAGCCGCCGACGCTGCCTTACCTTCGAGCGGCGGCAAGCTGCTGTCTCAGGCCAACACATAACATGGGTGGGCGTGTCCATTGGCTCCGCTCGCGGTCGTCACCGCCACCAGCTTCCAGCCTTTTGCCAGCAAGTCATTAGCGGTCTTCACGGTGTTCGCTTCGATCACTTCCACTACATTGCATATCTCGTTCCTTTTGATTGCGCCTTCCAGCTTAGCGACATTGCCATCGCCGATAGTTGTTCCTGTCGTTGCCTAGGCCAACGTCGAGAAATGCCAACTGCTGATGGCGCTATGCGCAAGCGTCCTTTCGATACAGCTCAGCGCCGTCAACAATGCCTCAGCGTACATCGTGTAAAGCGTCGATGTAGCCGATGGCACAGGCCACTCGCACATGAATCAGCCAATTCGGGAATTTTTATCGGGCGCGCGCTGTCGTCCCCCCGCCACGCCTGCGGGCTAAATGTGTCGTTTTTTCTGCACCCCTGCACCCAGTTCAAGCCGGCCCAGCCTGGGGCTGTGTGCGCGAATGTGGGACGCAAAAAGCCTGCGAATCCCTGCGAGGGTGGGGCAATTCTGAGAGGTGGCTCGGGAAAAGGGTTAGTTTTTGAAAATGGGGGGAGAGGTGCTTTGCAGGTCCCGTGTTTGCTGGGCTTGAGACCTAACTTTGGGGGGTTAGTTATGGTTAGGTCTGAGGTTAGTAAATCGTAAGATACTGATTTATAAGGGTTTTATTTATTGTTTTTTTAACAGTTATAAAGGTTAGGAAATTACCTCTCATAACCCTAAAGCTAACCTAGGGCAGCGACCGCAAAGCCGCGCAGCACAAGGCTTTCAGAGCGATTAGCAAAAAACTAACCTTCCTAACCTCTTTCCCGTGGGTCAACATGAAAAGCCGAAAGCACCTAGGGGGTGGGCGCTGGCAAAGGTCCATCAGTTGTTGTGCAGGCACGCTGCTGCACAAACACTCCCAGGATTACAGTAACTGTCACCAAAACTGTCACCAGTTCTGTGTCGCGTCGACTTGATACCGCTGGAAGCCTTGAAAATAGTGGAGCGGGTGAAGGGAATCGAACCCTCGTTATCAGCTTGGGAAACCGATAACGAAGGAGCGGGATGCAGATCGGAGGGGATCTCTTTGGCTTCTCTCCGGCTGTAATAGAGAGCAGTGCCAAATGCGCATTTCTGAATCACCCCCG